ACGGACGATTATGCTCCGATACGCATTAGCGGGGCCGAGAAGCCCGGATGGGTGCTCAAAGGAGACAAGGCGCGATATAATATCCCGGACGAGTTATAATAATCACCATGACACGACACATCGAATCACACCTGCAACGAATGTGCGTCAGCTGGTTTCGACTCCAATACCCGGACATCGGGAAGCTCCTGTTCGCCGTACCGAACGGCGGCGCCCGGAGCCGCACGGAAGCCGCGATAATGAAAGCCGAGGGCGTAACGGCAGGCGTTACCGACCTTATCCTGCTGCTCGGACGTGGAGGCTTCAACGCCCTATGTATCGAAATGAAGACTCCCGACCGGCGTTCCGTCCTATCGGACGCGCAAATCGAATGGCGTTCACTCGCAATCACGAACGGGAACAGACACGTCGTCTGCCGAACGTTCGAGGAATTCCAGTCGGAAATACGTTGGTATTTAACAATGTGACACAACAACCATGAATAAAGAGATTAAAATATCGATCAAGAACCGCTGGACAGGTTCTATCCTTTTCGAGTATTCGAGCGTTGACAATACGCTTGCCAAAACGGTAACGGAGGCCTTGAAAGGCGGTGCCAACCTGCGCGGTGCCAACCTGCGCGGTGCCGATCTGCGCGGCGCCGATCTGCGCGACGCCAACCTGCGCGACGCCAACCTGCGCGGTGCCGACCTGCGCCACGCCAACCTGTGCTACGCCAACCTGCGCGACGCCGACCTGTGCAACGCCGACCTGTGCAACGCTGACCTGTGCAACGCCGACCTGCGCGGTGCCGACCTGCGCCACGCCAACCTGTGCTACGCCAACCTGCGCGACGCCGACCTGCGCGACGCCGACCTGTGCGACGCCGACCTGCGCGACGCCGATCTGCGCGGCGCCGACCTGCGCGACGCCGACCTGCGCTACGCCAACCTGCGCCACGCCAACCTGCGCGGTGCCAACCTGCGCGACGCCAACCTGCGCGACGCCCGAGGTGCATACATGGCCTGTCCTACAGACGGCAGTTTTATCGGCTGGAAGAAGGCTTCGGGATATATCGTGAAGCTGCAAATCCCGGAGGATGCCCACCGCAGCTCTGCCGGAGGCGAAAAATGTCGCTGCGACAAAGCCTATGTGGTGGAGATTCAGAATGCTGATGGAACCAAAGCCGACATCGAGACAATTCATTCGGACCATGATGCGAACTTCGTGTATACGGTCGGCGCTACCGTCGAGGTCTCCGACTTTGACGGTGACCGCTGGAACGGATGTGCTCCGGGTATCCACTTCTTCATCGACCGTCGGGCGGCCGTGGAGTATTGACGGGAGAGCCATGAAAGTCATTGTAACCTTTTCAGGCGGGAAAGACAGCCTTGCGGCGCTTCTTTGGACGCGGAAGCATATCACCAATAATTTCACGACCGTATTCTGCGATACAGGTTGGGAACATCCGCTGACTTACGAGTACATCCACCGCATCGCCGACAAACTGCACCTCGACCTGGTAACATTGAAATCGAAGAAGTACGACGGGATGGTCGATCTTGCGCGGCAGAAAAAGCGCTGGCCCTCGACGCGGGCTCGGTTCTGCATGGCAGAACTAAAAACCAAGCCGACGATCGATTACGTGCTGGACGAGGTTCAGGACAATATGCTGATGATTCAGGGCATCAGAGGCGCGGAATCCCCGGCGCGGGCCAAGATGTCAGCGCAATGCACGTACTTCAAGTACTATTTCGAGCCTTACGGTTACGACAAAAACGGCAAACCGAAGAAGCACACTTATCGGGGCAAGGAGGTACGAGCATTTCGGGAGAAGTTCGCCGACGATCTGCTTCGGCCCGTGTTCGACTGGTCGGCGCAGCAGGTGATCGATTACATCCTCGACGCAGGATTGGAGCCGAACCCGCTCTACCGGATGGGCTACAAGCGTGTCGGCTGCTGGCCGTGCGTGATGGCGAATCAGCGGGACATCCTCAATATTGCCCGGCAGGCCCCGGAGCGCATCGACGAGATTGCAACCCTCGAAAGTGAATTGAGATCCTCGTTTTTCGGACCGGACAAGATTCCTGCCCACGCGATCACCAGCGGCGAGAAATATCCGACGATCCGAGATGTCGTGCGCTATGTTAAATGGCAGAACGCCACGGGCAGTTTGTTCGACGACGACACGGCGACCAGCTGCATGAGCTATTACGGATTATGCGAATGACCATGACGCACGCTTCCCTTTTCAGCGGCATCGGCGGTTTCGATCTGGCTGCCAAGTGGGCGGGCTGGACGAACGCTTTCAACTGCGAGATCGACCCGTTTTGCCGCAAAGTACTGAAATACCATTTTCCCGATGCAGAACAATATGGAGACATACGAACAACAGACTTTACCATTTGGCGAGACCGTATCGACGTGCTCACCGGAGGATTCCCCTGCCAGCCGTTCAGCCTCGCGGGCAAACGAAAGGGTGCGGAGGATGACCGCTACCTCTGGCCGGAAATGCTGCGGGTTATTCGGACTATTCGACCCCGTTGGGTCGTTGGCGAGAACGTTTTCGGAATTGTTAATTGGTCGGAAGGAATGGTCTTCGACAAGGTGTGTTCTGACCTGGAAGCGGCAGGATACGAAGTGCGGCCGTACATTATACCGGCTTGCGGTGTCGGCGCTCCTCACCGACGGGACAGATGCTGGTTTGTTGCCCACCGTACAGACGCCGGGATTGAAACAATGCGAGAAGGGCAAGACGGTGTTCATGCCGTTGGAGTTGCTGCCGACGCCGACTGCAATAGATGCCGGATCGGGGCGTATCAACCGGAGTCTGTCTCCGGGAGCTGCCGACCGACAATAGCACTGGCGGCTCGAATAGGACTGTTGCCGATGCCTACGGCCAACGATGCCACGAATTCCAGTCTCCCGGCCAGCCAAGTCAAATGCAAGAGCGGATCGCCCAGAATGGTAATGCAAAGCGACGAATACCAGGCTGGGACGACTTCCCGACTGAATCCCCGGTATGTGATCGAAATGATGGGTTTCCCGGCGAGCTGGCTGATCTCTCCTTTCCTGCGTGGTGCAGAGAATCCATCAAAGCATGCGGCAACGCCATAGTACCGCAGGTGGCATTGCATATTTTTGAAACGATAAATAAGTACGAAAATTATGAAAGATCAGGTAACAAGCATTGAGCGGCCGTTGCGCCTCGTGAATGGCAAATTTATGCGCGGGGATATAGAGGTAAAACCTGAAATCGGCAATCCCGAACAAATCGCGCTTTTGCAGAAGATCGAGCGCGAACGTACACAACGGGAAAAGGATGCCAATGATGGCCGGTTGGATGTCCACATTCATGTGGAAGATATTAAGTATAAAGTCGTCTGTGAGTTCAGGTGCATTTGCGGAAATGCGATTCAGGCGAGGGGCATTAATTATACTGACGTTTGGGAAGATTTGGAATGCCCGGTTTATGAGGATGGGCCAATCATCTGCGATAAATGCTACCGGAAGTATGAGATTGATGGTTTACATGCAAAGTTGATTAAACGATGAAAACACGCCTACTGAAACGACTGCGGCGGGAGGCTGACAAGAAGTTAGCTCCAATACGCATGATACATCCGATTCATTTTTCGGAATTTGTTGAATGGTGGAATTACCGGATGTATATGGCATACCGAGAGAACTTTATCCTCCGCCGCGTTGCGGAGCTAAAAGGAAAGAGAAAAATGAAGACCAACAGACTAATAAACGAATGTCATTGCTACAACTGCCGAAAATACGAAGAATGCCAAACCAAAGGCGTATTCGACGATGATCCGGGCTTCGACTTCTGCGTGAACTATGAGGATGTGAGCTATCCCGATGACGATAACGATGAAAACGATTGAGCCATGAAAAGCGAAAATGCAAAGGAATACATTACACATGCCACGTGTACGGCACAAGAGTATGCTGAAAGATTCGGAGGGCGCGAGTTGGTCGTGTCAAGATGGGATGTGCCTACCGCTATCGAACTCGCCGAGCAGGATGCCGAGGAGCGGATGCGTGAAAAAGCGATTGAGGCATTCAAGCCCTCTTGCGTATACAAGGATGGTTGTGGTGGTGCTGGTCGGGCTTGTGATCTTGCATTGTGTGAAGATTTGAGATTGTTTATTCAAAAACTGAATGAGGAATAAATGCACATTTGCAAACTAAGACAGGAGGCAATGAAATGAGAAGAGCCATAAATACGATCCCGGAAAACGAATATAACCAACTGTTGAGAGAAGCAGCATCCAGGATGAGAGCGAAGATTCAGAATCTCATAGATGATGAAGAGGCATTGCAAAGGAAATTTGATGATCAAGAGGATTACGCAACAGCCGAAAGGCACGACTTTAATAGTAGGGCTTTGCGAAAGGCGATAAACGCCATATACATTACGAGGGATGAAAAACTTTTTGATTGACGGCATTTGGCAGGGACCGCCGGATGGATTCGATGTAAAGGAATGGCTTAACGAAATTGTTTCCTATTCAGGTCTCGATGAATACCTTCAACCAACGGGAGTTATTCGGCGGTTCCAGAGAATAGAACGTGTGCGCCGTAATGGCCGAGGCCGGGGCAAGGCCATCAAGGTTGTTGCCGCAGAGATCTTCGAACATTTCAAAAAGAGGTAGAAATGATACGAGCAAGATTCTATATCAAATTCAAAGATTGCGGCAACGATTATCGGCCAGTTAAATGGCCAATCAAGTATCCGTATTGGTGTACGGGCGGAAGCGTTGACTCTTTCGTTATTGTCGCCTATGCTGAAAATGTCGAGCAAATAAATGATTTATGGCCGGAGGCTTATATGATCGAATGTGAAGAAGTGAATGAAATAACCTTCACTACAAGATTTCCAAAACCGAAGTGGTACAATTAATATCAATGTAAGCCATGAAAAAGATAATGTTTAACGACCGCTACGGTTTGACACAGGCGGTGATCGAGGGCCGAAAGACCATGACGCGACGGTTGATTCCTGATGAGTTCTTCGGACTTACGTGGGACACAAGGGGCGACACCTTGGTTTATGAAAACGAATACGGGGATTTTATTGATGTCAGGCACTCGAAGTATACCCGCTATAAGGTTGGCGAAGTCGTGGCCGTGGCACAGAGCTATTCGACGATTGCCGCCGGGCATCCGGATGTCTATACGTTTTTGCCCCAGGTGGCTAAAGCGCATAAAATATCCATCGAAAGCGTACATGACCTTGCAGGGTGGAATAACAAGATGTTCACCAAAGCGGAACTTATGCCCCACCAAATCCGCATCATCGGAATCAAGTGCGAACGGTTGCGGGACATTTCGGACGAGGATTGCATCAATGAGGGAATTTTTGTTAACGAGTATGTCGGCAAAGGCAAAAAATGCCATCATTACGGGTTCGATGGCTTTTTCAATGAGGCCGCAGGATGGTTTGCCCGAGGGTGGTATAACACTCAACGCGAAGCCTTCGCCATACTGATCGACAAGGTTTCTGGTCGCGGAACCTGGGAGCGCAATCCGTGTGTCGTGGTGTACGAATTTGAATTGGTGAAATAGCGAGCTATGACGATATTTAGAATACGCATACAGGGGTGCGGGTGTAATAGCTGTGGACGCAATATGTATCGAAGATATTTGTCCGTGTGCATATTGGGGCGTTATTACGAGTTCTTTAGATTCCGAGGGGTTTGCAAAGACTGCAACTCCCCGTTCTGAAAAAATAGCGAGATTCTCGTAAAATCTCGAAAAAACTGTAAATATCTTTAAACACTTTAAAGAACTTGAAACATGGAAACGATTGAGGAAAGAGCACGAGAATACGCGAACCAATACCGACGAGATGTGCATGACTTGAAAGGAGAACGAGCCGATGCGGCCTTTGCGGCGTATTGTCAGGGGGCTGAAGATGAGCGTGAAGAGCTGATCCGTTGGCATGACCCGAAAGAGGAGTTGCCGCCTATTGAAAAG